TTTGCCTGTGCCGGCTACACCATGAAGAACACAGTGTTTGTTTTGTGAGTAGGCATCGAACACGGCCTGCTGATTTTTTGTCTTTGGTTGTATATGTGAAAGCGAGAGTCCGTTCGATGGTTGTTTTCTTCTTTGTTTCTTATTTCTCCGTTTGTTCTTAAAGGCCTGTAGATCTACATAATCGTAATCTTCGTATACTAGCATAATTGCTCCTTTTTCTTTTTGGTACGGAATGTTACATAACGAAAGGCTATCCTCCTCTTTGTTTGTATTGTTTGCGAATTCTTCTTATGGTGTCCAAGTGTCTCTTGGCTGTTTCTCGATATGATTGAGCCTTCTGTCTTAATTGTTTTCTTTTTAATTTACTTTTTTCATCACGCCCGCGAACACGAGCAGCAGCACTGGCCGCATCTCTCAATTCGTCATGAGCCTTTTCATATTCTTTTGCGTGTGCAATGGCCACAATATCAGTATCGCTAGATACCTCTATCATGAATTGTTTGTAAGTTTTCACTACTTACCTCCTGGTTTTCCTTTTAGGAAGTTAAGACGACTAAACTCACCTCTGTCTACTAACTTACTTGGTTTGTTATCGTGACTGGTTACAAACCCTTCCGGTTTTGTTTTATTACCAGCAACATGATGCTCAAACTCAGTGTGTGAAGACATAGCATTTACAAGTGTATTCTTAGCCTGTTGTAAATGGTGATGAATGTCCAGTGCTCTTTTGAAGTGATGTTTATTGGCATCCACATGGTCAGTGTGAGTCTTGGCCATATCGCGTTTCTGTTGTTTGGCCTTATCAGTCTTTACCTTATCTTCCATCTTCTTATGTTCAGACTTTAGATGAGACTTATAACCCGCAACGGTAGGTTTTGTACTTTCTCTCACGGTCTTATTGATATAGGTATTCAGGTGTGTATTGTGTTTATGAGCGCTCACAGCCTCATCATGACCCTCTTCTTTACTATTGAAGTGTTTTGTAGCCTGTTTCATATGACTCATAAACTTCTTTTCATGGTCATCGGTATAACCAGGGTGTCTTTCACCATGGTGTGATACGTGAGGTGATACTACATGAACATCTGGGTGATGATGCAGCTGCGAGGTGTCAGCATTGTAATGTGCTTCCATATGCTCAAGGCTGTGTCCCTTATACTCAGTATGTGGTACAACACCTATCTTGGACTTTGCAATGGCCTTGCCATGCTTTGAGTTCTTAGGTGTAGAGTATGTAATCGTATTAGGTGTAAAGGAATATTTGCTCATGGTTACTTACTAAACTTTCTCTTATCTCTAATTAAAGCGTCTTGTTTCCACTTTTGTAATTTACCTTTTCTTTTACCAGAATCGACTGTATCATATTTACTGATTGGTTTTTTTACTGCTAATTTATCGCTACGAAGTCTATCTCTTTTAGCATCCTGTCTTTCTTTACCTTTCTTCACCATATCTTTCATATGCTGTTGACCCTGAGGATCTTTTCTCACAGCCTTAGCTAGACCTTGTAATTTTTTCACATTTTTCTTATGGTCATGTTTAGCATCGTAATAATCATCTTCTACTTCTTGATGAGTCTGACTGTGATCATCGTCAGTATCGTGCCAATGACCATCCCTTTCTAATTTGGACAGGCGAAGTTCTTTTTTAGAATCCATGGTGTCTTTCATCTTCCTTTTTAAAGCACCCATTTTCCTTAGGTTCTCTTCTAAAAATTCTTTGTACGTTTTCATTCTTTGTGCTCCTCTACATCGCCGTGTGGGTTTGATTTTGATTTAACTCCACTATGCATTAAATCTCCTTGATATACTTTACCTTTTGGTGTTATTTTTTTAAGATGTTTTAATGCGCCGTGAAGTTTCTGTGCCAAACCAGGTGCGTGACCGTGATTTCTTTCGATATCTTCATGAGTGTGGTTTATCTTAGGGTTCTTATTAAAAACAGATTTAGAACCAACAAAGAACTTACCGTTTTCTGGGTGATGACCCCAAACGATTGAAGGTGCACCATCGTACTTGGTTGTGATTGAATGACCTTCGCGTTGATTACCTTTCAAGGCATGGTGCGTGTTCATGAGTGAATGAAATGCGTGGTGAAAACCCTCGTCCCCGGAATTGTGTGCGTGGTCTTCAACATGATCAAGATGAGTGAGTTTCTTTGTATCGGTAGCAGCTTCAGATAAGATACGATATTCTGAGAATGTGAGCATCACGGTGTTCCTATACCTAACATGACTTTATTTATAAAACCAGAAAACCAAAAAAAAGGGGACCGAAGTCCCCTTATGTATTACTCAGTTAAGAGTTGTTTTCGTTCACCGATTGCAATTTTTCTTGCCCTCTTATGTTCTGGTATTACATTACGCAATTCGATACGCAACATACCATCAGACAAGTTGGCTTCGACCACCTCGATTGTATCAGCCAGAGTAAATGCGCGTTCGAAGCTTCGTTTTGCGATACCTCGATGCACATAATCAGCCTCTTCTTTCTTTTCGACCGAAGCTGTCACAGTCAACACCTGTTCTTTGAGTTCAATAGACAGGTCTTGCTCAGTGAAACCAGCCACTGCAAGCTCAACGATATAATTATCATCGTCTATCTTTACAATGTTATATGGTGGATAAGATGGTGCCTTTGTTTCAGATAGTGAATCGAGACGACGCAGAGCGCGGTCGAATCCTACTGTAAAAGGGCTGTAAGATGGGAATGGACTTCTTGTGATAGTCATATTGGTTCTCCTATATTTAGCGAGTGATTAAAAGTGGATACCCTCTCGGCATATCCACTTTTATTTATACGACGGGATTAGAACTGATATGGGATGCGCTTGTGTCGTGGAACATCAAAGTAGTCATAGGCTTCTTTAATTGACGAGCGCGGTATGGTCACATCGTTATGTACGAAGTTACCAGAGAACCACTGTAGAGCGGTCTTACCTTTGAAAGGTCCACTTAACAGAACATGTGGTTCTACATCGAGCGACGGACCACTTTCTTCAAAGGTTTCATCCAAACTGGATAGGGCGTTAAATACCTCGGCAATGTCCTCATGAATGGACAATAGGTCGTCTTCAATACGGGCCACGGTATTCACCAGGCGTTTCATACCTGTATTCAAATTTTCATTCAGCATAATCTTTTAATTCCTCTTCTATCATTGCAAACATATCTTCCGTACAATCGGAATGGTTTTGTATGGCATCTATTACCTGCGACATACGGTGTAAATCATTAAACAATGGTTCAAGCTTTCTTTCAAGGCACTCGGTGCGCCTTCTAATATACTCAAAATCCTCCTTTACTTCCTCAAAAAACATATCTTTCACTTTATATCCTCTTATAAAAAGAAGGGGTAAGATTACCCCTTCACGCACATCACCTGCTTTAAAGTGTACTGTACTTCTACCAAGTCCTTTTGTGCAGCCATCACCTTATCAATGTCCTTATATGCACCAGGTATTTCGTCAATAACATCCTTATCTTTTCGACATTCAATACCTTTTGTTTGGCGAATCAAGTCTTCCTTTGTATACTTTTTCTTCGCCGCATTACGGGACATCTTACGCCCTGCACCGTGCGAACACGAGTGTAAGGACGGTACATTACCTTTACCCTTTACGATGAAAGACTTAGCACCCATCGAACCAGGTATGATACCTAAATCACCGTCACGAGCTCGCACTGCACCCTTACGAGTGACCCACAAGTTCTTACCCATGTGATTTTCTTTTGTAATGTAGTTATGATGGCAGTTGATTGCATTTTCAAGCAAATCCATATACGGAAATACAGAACGCAAAACATCGACCACACGACACAACATCACTTGGCGATTAGACCATGCGAAGCTTTGTGCTTGGCTCACAGCATCCACATACTGGTCAAAGTGTTCAGAACCTTCTACCAAATATGACAAGTCATTATCTGGTAAAGATATGAACCACTTCTCCATGTCCTTCTTAGCCTGTTCTATAAACTTGCGACCAATCATATTACCCACATTACGTGAACCAGAGTGAAGCATAATCCATACATCTTCGTTTTCGTCCAAGCATAACTCGATAAAGTGGTTTCCACCACCTAACGAGCCAAGTTGTAACTCTGGATTCTTTTGGTCTTCTACCAAGTAAGACTTGAACTGTAAACTGTTCCAGTGAAACTTCGCATGGTTGTCCATCTCTTTGTTACGATTCATACCAACAGGTACTACGCTCTCAATTTGAGAACGAATGCCTTTCAGCGAATCCGGTAAGTCAGAACCACGAAGCGAAGTCTTCGCCGCAATCATTCCACAACCAATGTCAACACCCACCGCAGCAGGTATCACCGCACGATGCGAAGCGATAACAGAGCCAACAGTCGCACCTTTACCATAGTGAACATCTGGCATCACAGCCACATGCTTTACAAATGGTAAAGACGATACGTTTTCGACCTGACGCTTTGCTTCAGTTTCTACTGGAACACCGTCAGTAAAATATTTCACTTTATTCATAATCACCACCAACTATTGTAATAAACATGATACCCTTGGTCGATTGCCTCGTGGCATTTATCAATGGTATCCAAAAGGTACTTTTCATCCTCTTTTGAGAAGTCATAAGACCCGTAAAAGAACCCAGCACCATCATATCGGTGAATGTCCAAATTCTTAACATCCTCTTCTAACTCATCTAATAGCGCATGAGTCATGGTCAAAGCTTCACAATTAAACTCGCCAGTATTGCCATTCTCACGCCACTTGGCTTCCATCCAGTTTTGAATGTGACGCACCTTGCGCCAGTATGCGACCTCGATGGTATCGCCTTCGTCTGCGCCATCTTTGATGCGCTTCCACATGTGTTGGTCAAGACCCATAATATAATACTCCTATAACAAAATTGGCAGGTCTGCCTGGATTCGAACCAAGACTGAGAGAATCAAAACCTCTAGTGCTGCCATTACACCACAGACCTATAAATTGGCGCGCCCGGCAGGACTCGAACCTGCAACCCTCGGCTTAGAAGGCCGATGCTCTATCCTGTTGAGCTACGGGCGCATTAAAATTGGTGACTCCTACGGGATTTGAACCCGTGTTCCTACCTTGAAAGGGTAGTGTCCTTACCTGACTAGACGAAGGAGTCCTAAATTGGTGGAGAATAGGGGAATCGAACCCCTCCTTCAAGAATGCAAATCTTGCGTGCCCCCGTCAACACTTATTCCCCGTTATAACTTGGCGGAAAGGGAGGGATTCGAACCCCCGATACCTTTCGGTATGTCGCATTTCAAGTGCGGTGCATTCAACCAGACTCTGCCACCTTTCCTAGAAGTAAGATGCAAGACGCTTCCTAGAAATCAAGTCCTTGTAGTACAATCATTCTCCACGCTACCTCACATTTTAACGCACCTTACTAAATGCGGGTTACTACCATCGGCCATTTTTTCACAAGAGTTACCTTGCTTCTTTTCATCGGTATATGCCCACCGACTAGACAGAAAACAATTCTGACACGTATGTTTGGCTCCTCGGGTAGGACTCGAACCTACGACAAGCTGATTAACA